TTCTACCTGAGGACGAAGCGACTTTAACACTATCTCTCAGTGCATCTCCTAAGATGCACCTGATTGGTAGCTTGTCGTCTTTTATGCCGTTCCTTTTGGCCAATAATGCTGCAGATAGAACAATTCTGTTCGCTCTGTTTATTATTTTTACATTAGGTGCGGTTCGTCTAGGTAGGGGCATTGAGAGTGAGCGTTGGTGCTCACGTCTGCTTCTTTTCATTTCATTCGAAGTGTAGTAGTAGCGTTCAGCAAACACTCCACCATATGGCGTTACCAGTGTTTTTGCTGCATTTAGCTTTAGGCCAAGCGTCTTTAAGTTATTGTAGTACTGCTGGTTTTCGGTTAGTGTCCACCGAGCAATCATGTCGTCCCCTAAAACGTATTTGGTGCGTTGGTACCTGTGGGGTATCTTATAGGATGACGCGAAGTCTTGCATTATCGACAGGATAGGGAATGTAACCCCTAATCCCATCGCTGCTCCCCTTTGCGTCACCGGATACTTTTCTACCATAGAATTGTATCTTCCCACGCGGGCTGCTGTATTCAGATCTTTTTGTTTTACCTTTTTCGGTAGTTCAAAGAACTGTTTTATCAGCTCGTGTGGTCCTAGAAGTTTCAACCCCACAGTCCTTACATCTTCACTCCATCCTGAAATGTTTAGACTGAGTGCCTCGTCCACGATCGCGTTCCAAACTGTGAACACTGATTCGTGGGTGAGGTAATCTGATGCTGCAGATAAGTCTGCACTGCATATGATTTCTCCGTCTTTCATTTCGCCCAACCTGTCCTCCGGCTCTTGCTTCCGTGATTCTACGTAGAATTGCTTGTGTCCATTTAGGATACCTTGCAGTCCTGTGTTGATCCGTTGTGAGAGCACCACGTTTGCGCCCGAGTACATGCTGGCTATTCGTATTTTCATGCCCCTCTCTTCCAAGAGAATGGGTTCTGTTCGCACTGGTGTGACTTCCGCTGCTTCTAAGTAAGCTTTGGTCATCTCAACAGTGTCGAATATTGAATTCGCGAATTCTAGCGTCTCGGCAACGTACTGTGGCTTTCGTGGGTCACGATCTTCTTCTGTATAGAACATTGTTCTATGCATTGCTGATCTGTGATCCCCAGTGGGAGGTGTCTTTTTGGGTTTGGTGGAGTCCTGAAACAGGACAGGACACTCGGTCAAGGGGTAACTCGTATTATGCTTTGTAGGAGGTTGTGACGCTGACCGGCT